AAATGTGTTGGTAATCCTCAATAGTTATATTACTCCATTGCTTCATATTATAAAATATAAGTAAATAAAAAAAGGAACATACGTTCCCTATTTGAAATCTCTTTCATCACTATCTTTCCTAAACTTCTTCCAATCTCCGGAGATAGTTATTCTCCCACCCAAATCAATGTAATCCTTTAGGTATTGTTTAAATGCTTCCGGATTTTTCTTGGCTATCTCTTTAATCGCTACCACTTGCCCAGCTTTCATATCATCAAAAAATTTAAACGCAAGTTCTTTCATAGTAATTATTTAGATTGTTTAATACCTTCTAAATATCCACGCATATATTCATCAGACATTTGTTTTTTTTCAATTTTCTCAAGTTCTTTGATGCAAAACATAAGTCCTTCTATTGATATATATTTCATATCTTTAGAAACGTGAACTAATGTATTTTTAAAAACGTTAATTGCAGTTTTCTTTTCCATAATGTAAAGATATTAAATCAATGTATACTTGCCCATACTTTGCGACTTCATGAATATCTTGTTTACCAATGCCAATGCACAAACGCAGTCATCGTGCATTCCATTCGGTGCTGAATACTTAACACCATGTGCTGTGTAAACATATTCAAAGATACTCAACTCATCTACAATAATACCATCCGGATATTTAACATTCCCTTGTTGGATTGAAGAAACCAATCCTTCCATTAATTGTTGCTTACTTGTGCTTGTAAACTTAAATCCCTCAATCAAATAATCTTCACGTTGCAACTCTTCAACAATCGGGTCTCCAACACCGGTAGCATCAATCAATTTAGGGACATTGGCTAATCCTCGAATTTTGGCTTTCGTAGTAGACCAATCAGACTGAAACCTATCAATGCTACAAACTGCGCCATTAATATCCAGCCCACATATAACAGTATAATCATAAGATTTAGCAACGTCAATGCCATAACAAATAGGGTTGTTATTGGATAACGCTTGAATGTTTTGCCTAATAAAATCAATGCCAAACGGATTGGCTGCATTCTCTGACGGATTTGCCATAAACTCCTGCTCAAACGCTGCCATTGGTAACGAATTTTTAGCATCGTCAATCTCACTAACTTTAATAAATGGGTTGTCATAGGTTGTGTATTTAAAGGATTGCCAATCTCCCGAATTGCGTAAATATAAGTTATAAAAAAAATCTTTGCCTCTTGGTGTTGATATAAATAATGCCTTACCTTCAAAATCGGTAAGTGTTGGTCTTATTGCATTGTTCCAAGCATCTTGCAAATATGGTATATATGCTGCCTCATCAATAATAACATTGTGCAAACGTAAACCTCGAAAGTTGTCCAACCTTTCTCCGGTAAAGAAACGTATCTCTCCACCGGTTACAAATTTGAATGTCAGATCTGATTTGTTTGCTTGTGCTATTTCACTTGGTATAATCTTTGCAATATCGTCAAAGAATACTTTTGCTAAATGATAGTTTGGTGTAACATATCCGGTTATTCTTCCGGCTAATGCTTCGGTAATGGATATATTCTTGCTTATTAGTGATTTTCCCCAACGCCTTCCACACATTAAAACCTTAAACCTCGCATCGCTTTCTAAAACTGCACGTTGCCCATCATGTGGTTTATTGAGTTCTATCGTTACTTCCATCGCTATAAACTACCTTTATCTCCATACCACCCGAAGCATTCAAGTCCATTTGTTCTTTTGGCTTTCCGTAAACACGAGTTAATAAAGTTTCTATCGAATATAAACTACCTTTCTCAATTGACTTTCTTATTGCACTTGCAATCGTCTTCTCTAATACTGTTGCCTTTGGGTTGCTATAAACCTCTTTCAATTCATCAATAGTCATTGACATCAATACTTGGATTGCATCGTTTACCTCACTTAATTTGTAACCCTGCGCTCTCAACTCCGATACATACTTTCTTGGTCTTCCATTTGGGTTTCCAATATCTCCTTTTTTGAATGGTTTTAAATTTTCGTTGTTAGCCATATCTTCACATTTATCTCACAATTATCTACCTTGACCTCTATATTTTTTTGCATCCTCTTTTTTATTCTTGTGCTTCTTTGCTTTGCCAACTTTACGTTTGCCAAATGAAGCCATTTTAACCGAGTTGCTTGTTCCTTTCTTTGCCATTATAATCTACCGAATTTGCGTAATTGAATATAGAAATCGTGAGTATTTTTTAAATAATCTTTGTGTTGCTTTTTATCGCCAAACTCCATATGGTGTTCCCTACACAATGCCATAAGGTTATCAATAGTATCGGCTATCTTTGTTCCACCCATTCCTCTTGCTTCTATGTGATGTATATCTACTGCCAAACCCCCACAAATCTCGCAAGGTATGAAGTCGCTTTCATCAAAGCCAAAGAATTTGAGATATAATTTAGTATGCTTCTTCATTTTACTTTCATGACTACACTATACTCATCGCATAGGTTTTGCAACTTCTCATTCATCTCAATGAACGTATCATTGGTGGCTTCTATTGATACCTTAACAAATGCTTGTTCTTCTTGCTCATCAATAGTGCTTTCATCAAATGATGGGAAATCCAATCCCCATAGTTTTAGGTTTGCCTCATCCCAATTATTTGCCAATTCATCCCAATCCCACTCTCCAAATCCTACATTATCCTTAATGATAAATTCGGCTTGTTGTTGTTCACTTAAATTAGATGCCTTGATAATTGTAACCTCACTTAATCCGGCTTCCTTACACGCTTTTAATCGCATATTTCCACCAAGTACAATCATGTCATCGTTTACCACTATTGGTCTTAACTCCAACATTTCGGGAAACTCATTGATTGACCTAACCAACTTTCTAAACTTGTCATCACGAATAACTCTTGGATTGTTCGGGTTTGACTTGATGGCGTTAATGCTTATCTTCTCAATCATAAATTATCTAACAAACTATCTATTTTATTAATAACCTTTATTTTCATTGATACCGAATTACCCAGCATATCAATTTCATCCATCTCACGAAGTATCTCAAGCAATACCATAATAGTATCTATGCTTTGTACTATCGTTTCGCTTTTAGGTTTGGTTTGCATCTAATTGAATTTACTATGGTAAATCTTCTTTGTGGTAAAGATATTGGCTATCATTAGTATGCGTTGCACCGGTCATTAACCTACCATTTGCATCCTTATGGGTTGCACCATTCCATAGTGTACCATCTTCTAAATAATGCAATACACCTTCTGCAAAATCTATTTGCTTCAACTTACGTTCTGCCCAATCAATTCCCTCATCGCCACCCCAAGCATCCCACATCAATTTACCACAACCCTTTCCGTATGGTGTATCTTTGCTTTGTTGATGTCTTCTAAATGATGACATCCTTGCAATCGTATCTCTACTTATTGGCTCACGATTTGCTAATTGGTTGGCTCGAATTTTACCAGTTTGCGTTCCACAACTTCCCCATCCGTTGACTTCTGCATACTTGACTGCTCTTTTTGCATTATCACTCGCTGCTTGTGGATAGTCATCATACGTTTGTTCTGCATAAATACCTTTCGATAGCAATGCCTTCCAAACACTTTCTGCTTTCTCCTTTGTATCATAAATACAATCCGAGTTCCCTACTCGATACTTACCGTTGGAACACTTGAATACTGGCATTACTTTTTAGATTTTACGCTTACTTCTTTTTTAGGTGCTACCAAAGCATCAAAATCAGTTGAACGATATAAGATGTTAATCATCTCGGCTACACAACTATTGCACCACTTGTTTACATAGTAATTAGCATCAACCTCTGCTTGATAAACTTCTTGAAGTTCAATAACATCTGCTTCGGGTAAATTAGAAATGTAGTTTGCATCTCTTAAAGTAACCCAATGCAATGAATGTTTTTTTAATACTTCTAAATTTTTTAAATCTTTCATAATAACTTTTTAAGTAAAATTGATAAATAACTTGCAGACAAACCATAAACAAATGACATTGCCCATATATTATCTAAATATAAATTCAAAGAAAAACAAACCCAAAAAGCCAAACATAGTGAGCAATCAAATGGTTTCAACCTATATGGAAATCTCAATGGACTTCCTTTAACTATTCTACCTATGTTATACTTGTCAAATAAATAATTAGAAAATGCTTGTGGTATTCCGGATAATTCTGCAAATGTAATACCAGCCATCGCTGATAATGGGATTGTAATTAAATCTATCATTTTAAATTGTTTTTAATGTTATCTATTGCATTCTTAACTGCAAACGATACCGTTCTCGTTGGTATTCCAGTTTTAGTATTTATTGCCTTGTAACTACCTAACTCAATCCACAACCTAAATATCTCGTTCTCAAAGTATCGTAGTTTATCGGTTGCCTTTTCAATTCTATCTAACTTTGCTTCACGTTGTAACAAATCGGCTCTATCCTTTTGATTGCTATTCCACATATCCAATAAAACAAAATCACTATCCAAAGCATTTATGTCTTCGGCTAATGATAGTACATCTTTATTATTCTTGAAATTGTTGTAGTAGAATTTAGATGTTTTGCTTCTAAACTGGTTTAGGGAAATTCTAACGATAAAAAACTTTAGGCATTTGCGTTGGTGCATATCTATGATTTTATCCCTATCGTATTCGCAAAGAATTACAAATACATCTTGCCTTAATTCCTCCCACCAATCACCAGCTATTTTCTTAAAGAAAGCTATTATATCAGATTTTGTATAATACTCACTTATAATTGCATCAAAGTTCATTTGACATATATCTATCTATCGTGCTAATTGCTTCATCTATACCAACGCAAAAACAAGCATAAGCACCTATTTCATTTAGATAACATAAATAGTCATATTGTTTAGTTAAATGCTCATCACTTTTTAACATCCCATCCTTTTTGAATGGTGTTTTATCACTTGCCTTTAGTTCAATAGCCAAAAATGAATACTTTGAATTGTTAAAAAATATGAACAAATCGGGAGTTCCTTGTCCAGCTTGTCCAAGTATCTTTGCTTTTTTAGCCAAATATATCGGCAATCTTGCACCCGAAAGGTAGTTAGCCATAAACCTTACCTTCGGATATTTCAAACGCAAATAATTTACAACTGCAAGTTGAACAATATCTTCAGCGTTCTTCATAACTTCTCTATTTCTTCCTTAACTTCTTCCCAATATTTTAAAGTCAATGGCATATATTTAGATGTTTCTAAACAATATTCAATAGTTATTAATGCACATTGTTTAGCCATTTCATAATCAATA